GAAATTGTACAACGAAAAGACGAAAGAATATAATGAACTTTGCCGAGACATTAGAATTACAGAATATTACATTAAACGAGAAGCAAATGTTTAAAACAGCCAACGAATTTTCTTTACATATTGAAGAAATTGTACGTGATCGAAAGATAACCTACATGGATGCTGTTCTTGAATACTGCAAAGAAAATTACTTGGAACCAGATGATATTGCAAGTCTGATAAATAAATCTCTAAAAGATAAAATTGAGATGGACTTTCGTGAATTGAACTATCTACCAAAACAAGCAAAATTAGATGTTTAAGTTTCATTCTCACTTTTGGTTGATCATACCTGTGGTGGTTTATCTAATTATTATGGGTTCTCTTTTCTACACTGTTGCAAATCAAGAGAAAAGAACTATTCGAATCGACTGTACATGGTCAGAAATATCACCAGATTTTACACCTGAGATAAGAGAACTGTGTAGGAAAGCACGAAGTGGACGGATTTAAAGCATACCGTTATTACCTAGCAATTAAACTTCATTTTACTACTGAAAAATTTAATGTCTTCGAAAATCGAGGAAATGTTAAAGGTACACGTGAAGCATTTAACGCTAGAAATGACAGATATATATTTGAGAAACTCGCTAATAAGTATAGTGAGGACAGGGAGATAATTCAGTTTTTTGTCGCTAACTTTGCATATGGTAATGAAACTGCAATTTATGCAGGACAAGAGGCTGAAGATAATCTAACTGAATGGACCAAAAGAAAGCAATCAATCACTCAAAAATTTATTGACGATCTTGCAATCATACTAACACATATTGAAGTTAACAAGTTACCAACTGCATCAATTTTTAATTTTATATATTCTGCCTATCCAGTACTACTTGAGTTGTTTATTGGTGGTAAAATCTCGATTGAAACCCTTAGAATCATAGATGACATACATCCAATACTCGAAAAATGGCAAGAAAACAATTCTATCAAATACATTTGGAATCAAGAAATGTTGCGAATAAAAAAGTTGACTGGTTTTGTTAAATACGATAGAATAAAAGTAGAAAAGATTTTTAGTCACTTCTTGGAAGAATTCGAGAATTAAATCATGGGCAAGACATATTACAAATCATCAAAGGGTTTTGATGATGGGTTTTCTGGTGGTCGTTCGGGGAAACCTGCCAGACATTCTAACAATCGAAAGAGTGGTGGAATGAGAACGATAAATAGTTATGTTGAAGATGATTATGATTTAAACGATGAAGACTTTGATGATCAAGTTGATTTAAATGATGATATACAAATCGACCATACTAAAGATAAACCGTAAATACAAGGAAATACAAAATGGATATTCAAACACTCCGTAAAATGCGCAATCAAGACTTCGGCACAATCGCTGGAGCATTCGACAAGATTGCTAATCCCTCTACTGAAAAGAAGTCATACGATGACAATCGTTTCTGGCGTCTTGAAGGTGACAAAGCTGGTAATGGCACAGCAACTCTCCGATTCCTACCACGTGTTGAAGGTGATGAACTCCCATGGGTTCGTATCTTCTCTCACGGATTCCAAGGTCCAACTGGCAAGTGGTACATCGAAAATTCCCTAACTACTCTTGGTGAGAACGATCCTGTTGGTGAGTTGAACACCCAACTTTGGAACTCTGGTTCTGAAGCAAACAAAGAGATTGCACGTAAACAGAAACGCAAGTTGAGTTTCACTGCAAACGTGTTGGTAGTCTCTGACCCTAAGCATCCAGAGAACGAAGGCAAGGTATTCTTGTTTAAGTTTGGTAAGAAAATCTTTGATAAGATTATGGACAAAGCACGTCCTACTTTCGAGGATGAGAAACCTGTGAACGTGTTTGATTTCTGGGAAGGTGCAAACTTCAAGTTGCGTATGCGTAAGAAAGATGGTTACGCTAACTATGATGAGTCTGCATTTATGGAGCCATCACCAATCGGCTCTGATGAAGAGATCGTTAAGATCGCCAGCCAACAATATAAATTGGCTGAATTCCTAGATCGCAAGAACTTCAAGTCATATGATGAGTTGAAGAAGAAGTTGAATGATGTTCTTTCTGGTGATACATTCGCTAGCAAGTCAGCTGCTCAGATGTCTGAAGAAGAAGATCGTCCTGTTGCTTCTGCACCAAAGATGGCTTCTAAGCCAGCACCTGTTGCGAAGTCAATGGATGACGATGAAGATGTAATGTCTTACTTCCAGAAGATCGCTGCTGAAGAATAAAAACTTAGTTTAGAAAGTTTTAAGGGGATCGAAAGATCCCCTTTTTTGTTTTATGCGAATTTAGATCGCATCCAGTTACTTGCTGATGACTCAGGATTTCTTACTGGTGCTCTTGTTATTTGAGTTACATTGGAGTTGTTTGTGACTGGAGCATTAACTGCCACTGTTCCACCACCACCTGAAGCGTTTTGTGCTTTAACTGCAGCAGACTGAT